TTACATTTGTTTTATTTGAGATTCGTTAGTTATTCCTTTTTCTTTTAAATACCAGTTTACATCTTCTAAATTTTCTTCTTTTACATTGGTTATCCCTATCATTTGGTAATCATTCAACGATCCTTGTCCATCAATTATTTTTTTAATTACTGCTTCCCTTTCATTAGATACAGATTCTGCAACTTTTCCTATTTCAATTCTTGTTAAATTAGACCCTTTTTCTTTCTTTGCCTCTATTATCGCATTCTTTACATTACTTGCATTACTTGATGTTACTACTGTTATTCCTAATGTTTGATAATAGCCTATAGTGGTTGTACCACTATTAATATTATTTAATGCAGTTACTATAGCATTTACATTTGTTTTTATTTGAGATTCATTAGTTATTCCTTTTTCTTTTAAATACCAGTTTACATCTTCTAAATTTTCTTCTTTTACATTGGTTATACCTATCATTTCAAAGTCACTTATTGTCCCTTTTCCATCAACTATTTTTCTAATTGATGCTTCTTTTTTATTAGGCAATTCTATTATTATATTTTGTATTTCTGTTCTTGTTAAATCAGATGCTTTTTCTTTTCTTGAAACCAATATTGCATTTTTTACATCAGTTGAACTACTTGATGTTACTGTTGTTATTCCTAATGTTTGATAATAACTTAAAGTCATTGTTCCATTATTTATATTACTTAATGCACTTACTACTGTATTTACATTACTTTTTATTTGAGACTCATCAGTTATTCCTTTTTCTTTTAAATACCAGTTTACATCTTCTAGGTTTTCTTCTTTTACATTAGTTATACCTAATATCTGATAATCTGATAATTTACCTTGTCCTGCAATTATATTTTTAACTGCTGTTTCTTTTTCATTTGCTGCATATTCTACAACTTGTTCTATTTCTGTTTGTGTTAAGTCAGATCCCTTTTTTTCCTTGGCTGCAATTATTGCATTTCTTACATTCGCTATATTACTTGATGTTACTTTTGTTATTCCTAATAATTCATAATCAGCTATAACAGCTGTTCCTGAATTTATATTTTTAATTGATTCATCAATACTACCTTGAACTATAACTGTTATAGTATCATCTCTATATTCTGGTCCCTGATAATTTGGATCTAAATTTACTGTATATGGTTTATATGCTCTTACCCTTATTGTATTAACTCCAGTATGTAAATTCTTCAATTTATATGCTGTATAGTATGCATTTCCTTGTTGAGAAAAATTATACGTTTCACATTCTATATCACTTTGATCTACAAAAACTCCATTTACATAAACATAAATTTTTGTATAAGCTGTAGCTATATATTCAGTATCAATAATAACATCTTTTCCTTTTAATATATAATTTTGATCTATGGTATTTGGCGTCTTTAAAGTTTCGGCATCTATTGCTTTATATATGCTAAACTTCCAATTATAATCAATATTACTTGCATAAGCATCTATCGGAATGCTTATTCCAATAACTAACAATATAGTAATTAATGACGCAACTATTTTTAAATTTGCTATTCCTTTTTTATTTTTATCCATTTATACTCTCCTTTTACTTTTTGTTCTATTTTTTATCGATATATTTAATAAATACTTTAATTTTACAGTTAAACTAATTTATTCATAACACGATAATAATTGTATACATAAAAATTTATATACTAAAAGGAGTACTGATTATGAATAATTTTTTAATTAACAATTCAACCAATTATACTAATACAAATTTAATTAATATTGATTCTACTAATAAAATAACAAATAAAAGTTCTTCTGATGAAATTACTACATCTGAACTAAGTAGCTCAATTAAACTAGATTCTGATAAAGAAAATATTCTAAATAAAATTAATGCAAATGATGCTTTTAATAAAACACTTGATGAAACTGACTTTTCATCAAAAGAAGAACGTATAAATCTAATCCTTGAATATGGAAGAATTACTAATCAAATGCGTTATCAAGGATACAATGTTCCAGATTTTGATTTGGATAATTCTGATTCAAAAACATCTTCATTTTTACCTTTTATTTCAGAAATGAAAGAATTTTCAAAAACTCATTTCTCTACTGGTGATCATCTTGTTAGTTCTGATGCTTTTTTAAATTTTTGTGATAAATTCCAAGAAAATTTAAAAAGTATGATTGTTTTTAACCTATCTTTAAAAATGTAGAAATACATATTCTGAAACAGCTACAAAATAAGGGTATTACAATTAATCTCTGTAATACCCTAAATATTTTCTATTTTGTTAAATTTTACTGAATTATTATCTCATATTTTCTTTTAAAACATAACCATATCTAAATTCATTCAATCCACTAATCCCATTTATTTAACAAAACTATTAGCTCCCTTAATCATAAGTTCCAATTCCCTATCTGGCTGCCATTCAATTATTATCTTTCTAGCAGCTTGAAACATCTTTACAGAAGTATTCTTGTATGAATTAACATCCATAACTCTTTTAAAATCACGCCATATACTACTAAATGCTTTTTTATTTAATTCCCTGTAAGCTGGTGTATTTTTTCCACCAAGTATTGCAACAACCTTCTTAACTGCTAATGTTCTAAGTTCTTCCTGCTGACTATAATCAATGGTCATATTATTTTCCAACTTTTCAACTCTATCTGTAATTTCAAGTGTACGTTTATCTATGCAGAATATAGCTTTAAGTTCTGGTGATATCTCCTGATCACTAATTGAATAAGTTCCTTTTCTTCTTATCTGTGGAAGAACATCTACTGCAAGCCATTTTTGAAATTCTTGAGCTGCTTCATTATTTGCTTTCATACCAAGTAAATAAAATAATGATTCAGGAATATAATCATCTTTCCCAACAAGTTGGGAAAAGTTTAATTCATTTAAATAAGCATTTACAGTTTCCCATCTTACATATATTTTCCCACTTTTTATTTGTACCCACCCTAATCCTCTTGCAGCATCTTCTGCATTAATTGATATGCTGCCATCATCATTAAGTATTGCCCTAACTTCTCCAAACTGATCTGAAGAAAATATACTTATACTATTTGAATTCTCCATATAACCCAACCTCTCAATTATTCAAAATATCATCTATTTAAAGATTTTCTACACATCCTGCATACATATAAATTTTTATATTCACTAATATCTTGTTCACCACCACAGAATATGCAGCCATTTCTATATTTTTTAACAATAACATGACTTCCTGCATCAATAATTGTCACAAAATCTTTATCATTAATTTCATGCCTTTTTCTTATTTCCTTTGGTATAACTATTCTTCCTAAATCATCTAACTTTCTTATAATTCCTGGTCCAAACATATCAATCTCTCCTTTTATATCTAATGTACTTGCTTGTACACTTATTTAATTTATTTATTTCAACCTATAATTATTAAGTACTGTTTTTTCTACTTCAACAATATAGTCCTTACACATTTCATAAATTCTAGATCCTACCCCTTCATCAAAATCAAGAAGCTTATCTACTGAAAATTCGCTGCTGACTATTAAAGGCATAAAATTTAAATACCTATAATTGATGATTTCAAATATTATGTTAATATCACTTTCATTTACTTTTCCTTTGAAGAGGTCATCAATAAGAAGAATCTCACAAGTCTGATATTTTGAAATACTTCTTCTATAATATTCTTCATCAATCATGTTCTGTTTAATTTTTGTAATAACATCTCTGTAAGGCATATACATAACATCAATTTTTCTTTTTAAAAAGTTTATGGCGAGTGCTATAGTAAGATGACTTTTGCCACTACCAACCTGTCCACATAACATAATACTGTTTCTTCTTTTATCTCTAATTTCATCAAACTCATTAAAATAAACTGTTGCTGTATCCTTCATATTTCCTGATGAATCATTCCACACTTGAAAATTTGCAAATTTATAGTTAATCATTTCAGGATTAATACCACATGATCTCCAATGATCTTTAATCCTCTCTTTCTTCTGACAATCACACTGAAGTGCCAGAGGCTGTGCATTATTCTGTCTTTTTAATATCCATCCAGTATCTCTGCATCTATTGCATTTATATGAGTGCTGCTCCAAGATTTTTTCTTTCTTCTTCCGTAAGCTCTCTGCATTTCTTTGGTTTGATTCCTTTAAATGTTTTGAATCTGCTCTACTACCCTTTCCATTTGACTTTGCCCCATTGTTTATTCCTCCCACATCATCTTCTGGATACCCTTCTTTTCTCCAGTTTCTAAGTATTCCATTGATATATCTCATATTCCCCTTAGTCTTTCCTGTCTCTATAGCCTCATCAATTGCTTTTCTCACATTTTCCTCACCATGAGTAGATATAGCAAGCCTTAAACTTCCAATGTCTAGACCGCCCATTATTCCAGTAACCTGTTCATAATACTGCAGTAACTTTATAGCAGCAGTGCTCAAAATTGAATTGCATTCTTCTTCAGCCTTAACTTTCCCAGTATCTTGAGACGCATTTTTTTCATCAATTCCTTCGCTATTTTCAATCTCTGTCTTATTCTTCTTCTTAGTCTTATTCTCTTTCTTATTCTGTTCCATTACTGTAATGTTACTTTGAATATCCGTAACATTACCTGTAATATCACAATTAATATCATTTGTAGCCCCTTTAAACTCATCATGTATATCATCATTATTTTGTGTACTAATAATCTCAGAATTATTTTTATCTTCATCTATATTGATTTCTGTAACGTTCTTCTTGTTACTTTCTTCAATCTCTCTTTTCTTTGCCCTATGCTTGGCAACCCTATCGCAATTTTGTTTCTTTAGTTTTCTAACTCATCAACATTCTGATGCTTGGCCCAATTCTTTACTCTAAATATCCTATCTTCTGTTACTTCAAGCATTTCTAATTTTCTTAATACCTTAAATGCAAGTTTCACATCTTCAAAAGCTCTATCAAATTCTATAGCCAGAGTTTTCATTGTATATGGCATTGATTCATTTATATATAAACATCCATTCATATTACTTTGACCTGCAAGTAATAAAGATCTCATCCATACATAATTTATCAAGTCCTTATCTTCCATTGAATTTATTATCTTAAGTTTTGGATCATTAAACATATCAATTGCAATTTTAATCCACTTTGCATCTGCCATTATACTCACGCTCCCAGCTATAAAACTTTTTAAACTGTGATAATCCTTTAAATGATGGAGTAATTTCAATTAGATTACATACTAATATATAATAAGTAAAAATTTTAAAATCCATTGTGAATCCTCCAAAAACTTGTATCTGAACTACACTTTTTTTCATTAAATTTATCATTATTATCGTTGCTCACATATTCCAATAATTAAGACCTATCTTGGTTTCTTATAATCTAAATTATATAACTACTCAAATTACAAATACTTTTAAACTCTTTGCACTTATCATGTTATATTCTCTCAATAATTCCTTCAGCTCCACATTTTCTTTCTGCAACTCATTCTTTTCATTTTCAAGACGTCTTTTTTCTAATGGTGAAAATTTTTCTATCTGAACACCTTCTAGTTCTGCTATATATTTAGGATGAAACATCATTCCTGGAACTCCATTACATGGAGATAAAATCCCATCCTTAATATATCTTCTTATAGTTCCTTCATCTTTCTGCCATCTTATGCTTAAATCTTTTACAGATAATAATTTAACATCCATAATACCCCTCAAACACATAATAATTTTTATATAATTAATCTACTTTAATATATTTCATACTAGTAGAATATCTAAATATATTCATATTAATTATTCTCCGGTCGTTGCATTTTTGATATTTTAGTTTCAATAAAGATATCCAAGTCATTTTCTAACTCCAATTTTTCCACAATATGAACTATCTCCTTCAAAGTAAATTGTGTTCGATTATTTATCTTTGAACTCAAGCTCTGTTGAGTTATTCCTAATTCTAAAGCCATTTTCTTTTGAGTATATTTTTTCTCAATCATTTTCCCTTTTAACCTATATGAATCCATGAAGTTTCCTCCTTTCGTTGCATATTTATAAAAAGAATAATATCATTTACGCAACATTAAGTCAACCTTATTTATACTTATTTGCAAATTTTTCACATTTTCTATTGCATATATGAAATAATATTTGATAATATATGTATAGGAGATGATTATATGAAACATATAGATAAAATTAATAGCATAGCTGAAAATGTAAAACATAGAAGAATTGAATTAAAACTCTCTTATCAGGATTTAGCATCTAAAACTGGATTAAGCAAATCAACATTGCAACGATATGAAAGTGGCGCAATAAAAAATATACCCTTAGATAAATTTCAGTTACTTGCAGATGCATTAGAAATTGATCCTGAAATATTGCTTGGACTGAATAAAGAAAATCTAGTTTCAACTAATAGAAATCTTACAAAGAAAGAAGAATTATTACTTGAAAATTTTAATAAATTAAATGATTCTGGTAAAAATAAACTTATAGAATATAGTAATGATTTAAACTGTAATATCAAATATATTTGTACTGATAAAGCAATTAATACAGAGGTTTTTGCAAATAATTTCAATGAGATAATTAAAATTATCCATAATCTTTGTAACAACGTGGATGAAGATACTAATAAATCTGATGATAAAAAATAAACAAGATTATTGAAAGGATTTGATATTTTGGAATATAACATTACTTATAGAGAAAAGAATGCAGGTTTGCAGGCTATAATTTCATATAAAACAGAACTTGGAAAATGGAAACAGAAAAGCAAACAGGGCTTCCCCAATTCAAGAGAAGGAAAGAGAAAAGCTAAAAAATGGGCAGATGAAACATTGCAGACAATAAAAAATAATCTTGCAAATGATATCAACCTAGATTATGAAAATATTACATGGAAAGATTTTTGTGACATCTATATAAAACATTTAACTGTACATATGCAGCCAAAAACAATACGTGCTTATAAACTCTCATTATTACATTTTGAGGATCTCAATGATATTGAAATTTCTAAGCTCAGGCCATTCCATATACAAAACTGTGTAGATGTCCTTGTACAAAGTAACTTAAAGCATAGCAGTATAAAATCATATCTTGCAAAAGTAAAATCAATATTAAATGCTGCTATAAACAAATATAATATTATCATTACAAATCCAGCAAGAAATATTATTTTTCAAGGAAATAAAGATCCATTGGATAAAAGAGCTCTTACAATTGCTGAACTTGACGATCTTCTTATTAAAATGTCCAAAATAAAAGAATATCAAGAGTTTTATATTATGTCACTTTTCGCTGGTAAATGTGGATTAAGACTTGGTGAAACCATGGGAGTAAAATGGAGTGATATTGATTTTAAAAATAATGTTCTATTGGTAAGACAGCAATGGAAATTGCTTGATGAAAAAGAACATTACGGCTTTGGTCCGTTAAAAACACTTAATTCTAAAAGAGATGTTCCTCTTCCCCTTGCTGTAAAGAAAGCACTGATTCAATATGATTCACTAAAACCAAGAAATATAGATAATAGAGTTGTGCGCTTAAAAAGCGTTAATGGTGTAGGAAGTAATATTCAGAGGATCTTTAGAAAAGTTGGATATGAAATCAGCATCCATGAATTAAGACACACCTATGCTACTCTTTTAATATCAAATGGTATTGATTTTAAAACTGCTGCCCAATTACTTGGGCACACAGTTGAAATGACTATGAGAACATACAGCCATGTTACTGACGATATGATTCAAAAAGCTGCTAAAATAATTAATCAGATTATGTGA